GTTCTTCTTGGGCTTGTCGAATTCCCAGATGGTGGATTCCTTTCTGCCGGTGTACCACTGGTGCTTGCCCTTCTTCTTCCAGCCGTACAGCACAGGTTCGTGCTGCCACTGATAAGGAGAGCGCCCCAGCACCAGGGACTGCTTCTTCCAGATACAGCACCCGGACAAATAAAAACCCGCATCGGCAAACGCCCTGCGGAAGTTCAGCCCTTCGGTATCAGCATGGAACACATAGATGGAGGCATCACTTGCCATCGCGGCTTCTGTGTTCTGGAACGCAGCCAGAAGGAAGTTATAGAAGGCCTCATCGGCCATGTTGTCGTTCTTAATCTTGCCAGCGGAACCCTCGTAGTTTACGTTGTAGGGAGGGTCGGTGATGACAAGGTTGGCTTTGGTCTTGCCCATCAGCAGGTCGAAGGTATCTGCTTTGGTGCTGTCGCCGCAGATGAGGCGGTGGCGACCAAGAGTCCAGATATCGCCGGGCTTGGTGATAGTGGGCTGCTTCAGCTCGGTTTCTACATCGAAGCCGTCATCCTGGATACCGTCCTTCAGACTGTCTTTGAACAGGTCATCGATCTCTGCAGGGTCAAAGCCGGTCAGAGATACATCGAAGTCCGCACCCTGCAGGTCAGTGATCAGCAGAGCCAGCTTGTCCTTATCCCACTCGCCGGAGATCTTGTTCAGGGCGATGTTGAGTGCCTTTTCCTTTTCCTCTGGCAGCTCTACCACAACGCAGTCCACTTCACTCATGCCCATGTCCATCAGAACCTTCAGGCGTTGGTGACCGCCGACCACTCGTCCGGTGAGCCTGTTCCAGATGACGGGTTCCACATAGCCGAACTGCTCAATGGAGCGTTTCAGCTTTTCATATTCTGCGTCACCGGGCTTCAGATCCTTACGGGGGTTATAGTCAGCGGGCAGGAGGTCAGCTGTATGCTTCTTCTCAAAAATCATACAAGACCCCACTCAGCGAACTTCTCGAAGCCGCCCAGAGAGCGGATAAAGTCTCTCGCTGTTTCCACGATATCCTCGTAAGGAACTCCATTGATATGGGTATCGCCGATGGCGCAGCTCAGTTCCACGACGCGTCCGGTGCGCTGGGCCTCCAGCCATGCAAAAATGTTGACACTGACATCAGCCTTGGACAGGTCTTTGCCATGCAGACCACCGCCGGTGACGGAGTCCGCCATGTCGCTGCCCAGCTTGCGGTTGGTAGCGCCGGTATCCACATCGGTGCCGCCGGACCAGTCACCCAGAGGGTTGATGGTGGCATCGGGATACACCTCCTGCAAAGCAGAGGTGGCCACGTTGCTCTGGCAGATGATGAGGTCGCCGCCGTCCATGATGTGCTTGCCGTCATAGGGGTGCTTTTCATAGAGGCTTCTGGCGATATCAGACAGGGTACGCTGCTCCACGGTGACGGGAACGCCTTTGAAGATACCGTTGTCACCGCAGCGGAAGCCGTCCTCCTGGTTACGAGCCAGATGGGCATCCTGGGGAACGACCACCAGGTCAACATCCAGAGGACCTGCGATGCGGTGGACGGCATCAATCACTTTCTGTTTATTAAGAATGGCGGAGGTCTCCACGATGGCATGGCATACACCATGACCGATCAGCACCTCGACCGCCACCTTGGGATCGATCTGGGTTTCATAGGCCAGATCCACGATAGCACCCGCGATCCGGTCGGCGACCTTATCGGGGTGGGAAGGGTTTACTTTTTCAAACATTGGTTACCTCCGTATTATGTGGTTGTATATCCAGTGATATCCTGGGTTTGCAGGACACCTTCTGGTGTTACAGTAATTTCGAATTTCTTTCCATACTTGTACTGTTCATCATAATCGCCAGTGCAGATGGTAAATCTACGCGGCTCAAAATGGAACCAGCCCTTGCGCCTATTCCAAATGCGGATTGAAGAGTCTCCTGCCAGAACAATGCTGTCATACCATCCATCGAGAATATCGAGGTAAATATCCAACACATGATATAGATCGTTCTGATACATCGCCATTACCTGACCACCATTTTGCAAATGAAAATACGCCGTTGTTAATTGGTCGTTGTCAACACCGCTATAGTGCAAATCGGAAGGAAATGTATAAGTGGCGGGCATATATACAAACGGAATTCTATTCCGCACATTACTGATACGTGTAATGGCTACGGTATGCGTAGTGTCATCGCTGGTAGGCCTGCCATAGATAAGGGTTCCAAGGTTATACTGAAGAATTGCGACATTCACAATACCGAACGGCTCTCCAGTGTCTGGGTATTCCTCGTTGAAGAAATGCATATTTCCCATGCAAGGTAAAGCGAAGTTTTCCAACATGATAGAAATGCATTTACAGTCATGTTTTTCTCCGTCCCAGGTAACCACATAGTTCTCTCCGGGTTCTAAGGCGAATGGGAAAGTCTGTCGGCAATCTCCGTAGGAATAGAACTCTTGTTGTGCCTCATATAGGACGGTTTCGCTACCTTCACTGCGGTTAGCTAACCAATCAGCATTCAGATAATGACTGTCTAACTTGTGGTAGACTTCCTCGTTTTCAGGCAATGCGGAGATGGACTTTACATAGCCGACAAGTTCACCGTTCTCAGATCCACGCAGGAAATATACACCCTTCTCAATATTCATACCGAAAAGCGTGAAGTCCGCTTGAACACACATGACAGCTTCATGTGCTGCAATGACCGGAACACCTTCTTCTATGCGCAAATCAAAAATCAGATCCTCTGTTATATCCATTGTGAACTGTTCTGGGGGATCGGTAGCTAACTGCAAAAATATAGTTGAACCCACCAGTTCCTTTTCAGTCAGAACAGTATCGCTTATTTTTACATAATCCATGCCGTCCTGCAGGGTAATGTACTTTCGTCCATCCAGGCTGCCGTCGTAGACATTATGACCAACACGCACTTCCTTCCAATGGGTGCGGTTTAGAATGTGGTTATCACTTCCGGGTGCTGCCTGCCAGTCAGGGGTGCGCTCCAACAGCTTTGCCCAGACTGGCAGACTTGGGTCCGATGCGGGATCTCCCTCGGGATCGGCGGCATCGCGGATGACACCCAGCTTTGCCCAGAATGTAGGAAGGCCCAAATCGTTCTCCGCATCCGTACCGTAAACGCCGACAAAGAGATTCGTGCCGGAGCGGGACAGCACCTCTGCCGGAATGATGACTTCGTTGCCGTTATCCAGAACGTCTCTGGTGACAGCACCACGGAAGACAACGGTCTTATTCAGTTCACTCCAAATGTCATCGGTGTACTCGATATGCACCTTGCCGCCGACGAGACCTTTGGGGATTTCGGTACTCCAGTCAACGGTGGCATTCGTGCCGCTTACTGTGATTTTTCCAATGACCATCAGCGACCACCGCTCCTTGCCCGGAGCAGACGCTCCATTACATCGTCCTGGGGATTGGGACCGCTGTAGTCAACAGAGCAGTTTTCCTTCACAATCTGGTAAATTGCAAACCAGGTGGAATTGACCTGCTTCATGTAATCGCGGCTCATAGCCACATAGGGCGATGCGATTGCATTGCCGGTCGTGGGATGCTTGGCGAGGAAGCCGTACTCGGAAATACACTCCTCACACTGAATCCAGCGGGATACCGACATCGCATACTGCTCGATCAGCTGGGGACTGACCAGCTTGTCGCACCCTCTGGCTTGCAGCCATGCGTATGTGTTCGCGTAGATCTCCGGGGCCGCCAGACCCTTGCCGTTTTTCTGGGTGGCTTTCATGTACTCCTTCACGGGAGGTACATCAGCACCCACGAACTCGGCAGGTTCGGACATGACCCGAGCAGAGTCTGCGGTGCCGTCTTGAATTTTGTCTACCAATGCTTTACGGGGGCGACCTTGTCCGGGCCGAGGACCACCGCGCATTGTGCCGTCTTTCGCCATTGTTTACACCTCCTCAAAGGATGGGGGTTAATACCCCGTTTGTTTTTGAATTTTCCAACACGTGACCCCGGCACCGTTACCCAGGGCGAGGGTCACAGAGATTTGACTCCCCCTACCGGGTCAGTGGTTATGCCAGCGGTCGCCGCGCTCTGCATGGATCTTGCTATGGCAAGGCTTGCATAATGCAATGAGATTGTCCCTTGCATGGGTTCCACCCTCAGAGAG